TCCGTTAATCCAAGCAAGTTTAGAGTAATCGATAAGTCCTTGATACTCTCTCTCTTTAAATTGATCGAAAAGAGTGAAGTATATTTCAGTAATTAAGCTGGATTGAACTACAGCTCTTTCTACGCCTCCTACTGTTTCACTTGTAGCAATCTGTCCTTCTCTTTGTCTAGAGATACCACATACTTCTTCCCATTCCTGTTTAATGAAACGAAGAAGTTCTATATAAGATTGAATAGTAGTAGATGCCATCTTCAACACGTTTTGATGAGTAGATGATCCACGATATCCGTCTTTAGTATAATCAACAAACATGATGTTTGTAGCATCACCGTAGAGTAACCATTCTTCAACAGTCATATTCTGAGGTTTAAGATTAATATCTAACATTATCATATCATCTTTCATCTTAGCCATAGCCAGTTTAAGTCTATGGAAAGTTGAATTATATAATACCTGATAAGGATAACCAAGCATTGCAAACGATACGTTAGTAGTATTTACATTTGAAAAAGATCTACCGTTATAAGGAAGTTTACATTTCGAAAGGTTATCAAGAGAAGCTCTTTGCATTGGTACCGGTCTAATTTTCATATAGATATCTAAACCTATCATGTAACCTTCCCAAACTTCATTTACCCAAAACCATTCAACTGTTTGACCGAGTTCTTTTAAAGGTTTAAATGTTTCATCAACTTCCATTTCTTGAGGTTGACCGAATTCATCAACAAAAGAGCATATACCTATTTTCTTTTTTGATTTCCAAACTACGTGTTTAACTTCAACTAAACGATTGTAAGCATTTTGTGGTCCGGTACGATCATAAAGAATCGGAGCAGTTGCGTACATAACTGTAGAGTTAACACCTAACTGCTCAATTTTATTAATCATATTCTTTTTATCTTCTTCGGTTTTACCCAATTCATCATAAAAAAATTCTACAATGCTTGAAGGATTCATATATTTTCTACGTACCACCCATTCACCATCTTCAATAAATATGGTATCTGGATCTTTATCGTAGTCTATATCTAGAGGATTTACTACATCATATATAGGTTCATTATGTTCAACGGTTTTAAAAGAATAAACCTCTCCAGAAACTAATCCGTGAAACCACTCTAAGTTAAAAGCTTCGTCAAGTTTATTATAGCCGTCTATATATTCTAAAGCGTTTTGTCCTAAAATAGCTCTATCATCACGATAACTGTTTTCAAAAGCTTTAACCTGTTCTTCGGGGTTAGGTGCTTCTTCAGATGGAATACCTGTAGGAACCCCTTGTTGATTTAACTGATTTATAAACATTTGCTCTAGAGTTTGATAAGTAAGTTTCTTTTTCTCTTCAAGCATTTTATTTACAGTATCAGCATTTGATACATATACTTCACGTTGTTTAGGGCGTTTAGCAAACTCCCCCCTTAATAAATCAATCTTAGGTTTAATGATAGGATAATTTATAACATCAGCCATATCACCCTCTAATCTTTTACCAAAGGGTTCTATAATAAGCTTATAATCTTCCGGATCAACAGAACCATTATATAAATCATAAAGCTTCTTTAAATGCCATTTATGTTGAGTTGTTGAAAAATATGAACGTCTTATATAAGCGTCTATTGTCAATTTAGCCCAAGCATAGTCATCTTTTACTTTTTCAGCATAAGAAATAGTTTGTGTAGGGATATCTGCAGTATATTGTGTATCTTTTTGGTGTTTTACGTGTTCCATTTCTTTACAAATTTATTATAACTGTTGTTCAATTCCAAGTTTTTGTCTTAACTGTTGGAAAATAGGATCGCTATATGCCGATTTTTGATTAAGTTCTACTACCGGTTTCATTAATAGTTCTTTTTTATATAACATTCCGACTAACATGGCAGAATGTCTATCGAAGTTTCCATCATAATTAAAGTGAAGAATTTCTTCCAAAAGAGGTATGGAATAAACTTTATGTAAATTTAAAAGCTTTTCTCCATTTTCATCTACTTCTCTAGGAGCAAGTAACCAATCTCTAAAATACTGAACAGCTTGTTTTTTTACTTCAATATTAGACATTGATACTCCATAGCTTCTACCAAGTTTCTTTTTAGGTTGATCGTTAGAATCATATACTGTCAATTCTTCTTCAAGTAAATGAAGAAGATGATTAGTTCTAGCATAAGATATAATGTTACCATCTCTATCGTTTTCAAATACTATCTTAGCATTGTAATATTTAGCCATCATAAATAATTGACGATTAAAATCGTCTTGAAATTCAGGTCTAGCTACATATTCACATACAATTATATCATAAGGTTTAGAGAAATTATTTATTCGTTTCATTACATAAGCTGCTCCTAACGAATCTCTTTTAGTTAAAGCTTTAGATTTATCTTTATCCATAGCGTAAGGATCGACACATATATAATATAAATCTTTAGGTGTTTGTGCACCAAATCTAAAAGGTGGTTGGTACATTACTACACAACCTGTACCGTCTACATCCGGTTTATAAGGAAAGTGATTAATAGGTCTTGCATCGGAAGAAGGAGTAAATCTTACTTCACCCGACTCTATAGTTTCGAAGAAACCGTTTATACCCAAGTTTCTTATTTGAGGAGAAGCTTTTATTTTAGATATCTGTCTGTTAATCTCAGCTTTAGGATAAATATTAGTACCTATCTTTATCATAGCTTCGGATGGTTTCAGAGGATTCTCTGTAATCATCCTATCTATTACGTTTATATCTTTAGTTGTTCTTCTAAGGTGTTCTCTTTCAGCTAATATAGCTTGTTCAGCTTCTTTGTGCCAAGATATACCTTGTGGAGAAATGAAACCTTCTTTAGAGTAACTATCAGGAAGAAAATAACCTATAGCTCCCGTAGCTCCTTCATCGTAAACATTTTCATAAGCTAAAAATCCATATGTATCGGGATCATGAAACATTTCTTCAAAGTCTACCATACCTCCGGTAAAGTCACCACCCGTTCCATACACAAATATCTGTCCAGATACCGAAGTACCACTCTCTACTGTCGGTCTGGTTACTGTATAAGTAGCTTTAAGATTACTCATAGAACCTGCTTCTTCAAATAGAATTACTTTAGCGTCTTTACCACGAGCTACGTCCGGGTTGTTAAGAGTTGAATATTGCATTATACGTGAACCGGTTCCTCCTGGAATTTTACGTCCATCCGGAGTAATTTCTTCATAAGAAGCTTGAACCATTTCTCTAGGTTTATTTATATGATGGCGTTGACGACTAAATCCCGTATAACGATTTAAGAAATCAAGATAACTTACAGCCATCCTCATAGTTTCTTCGGAATACTTTTTATCTTCAGCTAAGATAAGTGAATTAGTTCTTGTTCTTGAAAAGGTATAACTCCAAGCACATTTAGCAGCATTCTTATATGAGTATCCTCTTCTACGTGGTTTAAGGACTATCATATGAAGTCCTATTTCTTCGGCTCTTTTACATTCATTAAAATAAAACCAATCACTGTCCCAAAAATCAGGAAATGTAACGCTGGTTTCTACTTTAACTTTTTTACTTGTAAGTTCAGTAATATCACTAATCTTTTTAGAAAGCTTAAGTGATATCTGACAGAAGTTTAGATAAAAATAATGTTCACCGGTAATTTTAACTCCCCCTACAGAATAACCGTTAGTGCAATAAAATTCCTGAAGCTTCCAGTAGTCTTTCCATTCTTTAGTACCTTTAAGCTTGGGATCTATGTAAAACCCATTACTTGTTCCATACTTCTTTTCGTTGGAAAGAAATCTCAAAGCTTCTACTCTGAATTCATCAGTGTTTATATGACGGGTATCTAACGTAAACATAATTATCCTCTTTCGAATTCGCTAATCTCAGATCCTCCACGGAAACGAGATTCTTTCTGCTGTTTTTCTTTTATAATTTTATCTTCTAGTTTTTCAAATGTATCAATTGCTTTAGGTATTTCGTTAGAAGTTTTAATCAAAGCTTGTAAATCATTAAGCATTAATTCGATACCACTAACTATCTGACCCTTTTTATTATTAATTCCTGACTTATGTTTATCTTCAGCAAGGTTTTTTTCAATTTCATTTATTAAAGTATCTACAATCGAATTGCATTTATACAAAGCATTGATAACAGTTCGTAAAGTTCTTGATGCAGCTGTTTGATTAAGTTCAACATACTTTTTAATAGCTTCATTAATCTTTTCTGAAGGAACCCAACTATGATCGAAAAGATCATTTGCCAATCTTTGATGTCTTTCTTTAGGTTCATAACTTGAATACGGACCATCAAGAGATGCCATATGATAAACGTATGCAAGGTTTTTACTTGTTTCATCTTTCTTTTTGTTTACTAATGCAGAAAATTCCGGGATAAGTAATATCTCCGGAACTATCTCTAATTGAAAATCTTCTGTTACTTTAAATAATCTCATGATATTGTACTGTCATTAAATAACTTAATACTTCTTATCTGTCCTAAGTCTGTAAGAGTTAAGGTTAATATTTCTATACCCCATTTCTTAGCTTCATGTCTAGCTTTTTTAGTAATATAATCATCCAACTCATTTGACATACATTGTTCCCAATCATTATCCATAATTGTACGTTTAATAATTGATTCACTCATATCGGATATAGCGTCAATAGCGTCAAAGACTTCTAAGAGAAATACTTTAATATCTGATATGCGATATTTTATCACTCCCTTTACTACAACCTGCTTGTTATCTTTTGTGGTTACAGAT